GGAAAACTAACCGAATGTGCTTGCGACCCTTGTGGCGATAGAGAATGCTATTGCTGGGGGCGTAAGTGCGACTACTGTAAGGAACAGGAAAATGGCTAAACAATTACACGGATACGACTGGTTCGTAGCCAGATACAAAGAACTAGGCTATCGCTCGCTAAACGAGTTTGCTGATAAAACTGGCTACCCTAAATCAAGCTTGAGCCGCTATTTCAACGGTCAGCGAGAACTGCCAGCCGACACGCTCGTAATGCTATCCAAGGATCTTGGAACAGACCCTAATAACCTACTGAAAGCCCTTGGCTATAACTTATGAGGCAACGGTCAGCCCCGGGTCGCGTAAAGATTGGTGGTCAAATCTGGCGTATTGAGTTCCGATCCCGGTTAGAAGATGGAATGTTGAGCAACGATACTTACGGCTATACGCTCGACGGCTCTAACCTAATCGTCATAGACGAGGGCACGGCTTTCAATAAACAGCAAGCGACGCTACTCCACGAGATACTTCACGCGGCTCGAATGACCTACGACAATAATGCTAGGCCAGCAAAGAAAGCAGACTTCGGCGAATTGGAACACTACTTCATCGGGGTCTGGGAGCAACCACTACTACAAATTATCAAAGAGAATGAGGAGGTAATGCGATGGCTAAGTTTAGACGAGGCGTAATAGCCCTAATGGCTATCTGCTTTATCGCGATCTTGTTATTGTATTGGACTATCACAGCCAAGCTTGAAGAGAACTGCTGGTCTAAATATAGCACCGAGGACGAGGCTATTATGAACTGCGAGGTTCACGGTGAATGAGTGGATACTAGGCATCATCGCCGTATTGGCTCTCACACTATGGCTATTCTGGCTAGTAATCGTGCTGTCCTACCTGATGGCACAGAACATAGAAGAAGACGGAAAGGATCGGGATGACCGAAACCAACGAAACCGGGTATAAATACGAAGACCCGGTGACCATAACCTTTGGGCAACTAAAAGAGGCTCAAAACGAGGCATACCTCGAGGGGATAAATAAAGCCCTAGCCGAGATACGCCGTTTCTACAAAACAGGCGACGACTTCAACACGATGGTTGGATTTCTACGGAAGACCAAGCTTTATGAAGTACCAGCCAAAGCGACCGACGAGGCCGCCGAATGAACAAACAAACAAAGGAAAACAATGGAAGATAACATGACCGAAACGATAGAGCGAATTGCCAAAAACAACAAAACAATTGGCCGCCTACAAGAACGCAGTCGAATTGGCGACCTGCTATCAGAGCACGGCAAAGCGTGCGAATACAAAGAGATTACTGGAGAGAACTGCCCCGTGTGTAAGTGGATTCTTGCTATGAAGATTCAAATACATTGCCCAACCTGTATTAGCCAAGACTATTGCCAAGCTTGCTCAGAGTATTCAATCGAGGCGAGCATCTAGTTATGCCAAATTGGGGAAACGAACCTACTGTTGCTGGTACTGATGTTTGGCTTACGCCACCCTACATCCTCAAAGCGTTAGGCGAATTCGACCTAGATCCTTCGGCAAGCTTGAATAGACCGTGGGATACTGCGAAACATCACTACACGATTGAGGACGACGGGCTAGTACAGGAATGGTTTGGACGCGTATGGCTAAATCCACCTTACGGACCGGTATTAGCAAAATGGCTTAGACGCCTAGCAGACCACGGCAACGGTATTGCCCTAATCTTTGCTAGAACCGAAACTAAGGCATTCTTCGATGAGGTCTGGGATAAAGCCGACGCGATCTTGTTTCTTAAGGGTCGTATCAACTTCTACCGTCCTGATGGGGCGGCTGGCAATAATGCTGGCTCCCCATCGGTACTGGTTGCCTACGGCGAGGCGAACGTTCGGATCTTGGAAACCTGCTCACTCAACGGTAAACTTGTTTATCTAAAGAGAGATAGCCAATGACACTTTACCTACTTATACCGGGTCGCCCAGCCCCACAGGGCTCTAAGAGGGCATTCGTTGTAAACGGTAAAGTCAATTTAGTCGAGCAATCCAAGAGGCTACCTGCCTACCGAAAGGCAATAGCCGCCGAATGCCAAGCCCAAGCTGGCCTGTGGAAGAAACAAGATTACGCCCCAATAGGCGTCCACATCAACTTCACTTTCAAAGCCCCTAAGAAACACGGTAGATACCCGGTTACACCACCCGACGTGGATAAATTATGTCGCTCCGTTCTGGACGGCATAGGACAATCCGGGGTAATTTGGCGTGACGACTCACAGGTTGTCGCTCTATCGGCTACGAAAACTTATTCAACAACAGAGAGAACGGAGATAGAAATTAGATTATGGGACCAATCAAACTAATTGGTGCTTTCATTCCAGACAGCACGGCTAAGTGTACGAACCCGGCAGTAGACCCCGAGTGGTTCTTTGACGAGCAATTACCGATCTTGGCTAAAGCAGTCTGCGAAACTTGCCCACTAAAACAAGCTTGTCTAAACTGGGCTATCAAATCTGGCGAACCCTACGGTATCTACGGAGGGCTCACCCCAGAGGAACGCAAGAAACTAACTAAAAATAAGGTATCATCTAAACAGGAGGCTAAATAATGTCTATACAAATTCAATTCACAGGGCACATCGGTAAGAGTGCCGAAATCAAAACAACAGCAAACGGTAAGACCTACACAAATCTCACCGTAGCAAGCACCCCACGCAAGAAAGTCAATGGCGAATGGGCTGACGGCGAAACCGTCTGGTTCAATGTGACCTACTGGGGATCCGTGCCAGAAATCGTTTACCAAAAGGGAGCAAAGGTAATCGTCGTCGGCACACTAGAAACCAAGTCTTACGAGAAAGACGGCGTCGAGAAGAAATCCCTTATCGTCACGGCAGAGTCACTCGGTGTTGCTATCAAGCCGCAGGTTGAAACCCAATCAAACTTTAGCCAGCCAGCGTTCAGCAACACCCCGGCAGTAGAGGATATGCCGTTCTAATGGAAATTATTACAGTCGAAATTGGCGACCTCAAAACCTACGACAAGAACCCAAGAAAAGGTAATGTCGAACTTATCGCAGAGTCGCTACGCAATTATGGGCAGTATAAGCCAATTACCGTAAACAAGCGTGACAAAACCATTCTCGCTGGAAACCACACCTATCAAGCCGCCTACAAGCTTGGCTGGAAATACATAGATGTAGTCTTTGTTGATGTAGACGAGCAGACAGCCGCCAAGATAGTTGCTATCGACAATCGCACGACAGACCTAAGCGAATACGACAACAAGATCCTGTTAGACCTGTTGAAAGAACTACCTGACCTCGACGGCTCGGGCTATGACCAAACCGATCTTGATGACCTAAAAGCCCTACTCGAAGAGGCGGCTAGACCTGCTCTCACCGGGTTCCCAGAACTAAACAAGGGCGAAACCGGGCAAAGTGGCGTATTACAGGCTCCGACCCTAGATGAGTACCGTATGAGGTATAGTGAGAAAGCAACGAGAATGCTAATAGCAGACTATCCGAACGATACTTTCGTTTGGCTGATGGACAAGCTTACGGCGTACCGTAAAGAGCACAACCTCTCAGCCAATAGCGACGCTATTATTCATCTTCTCGAACAAGTATTTGATGAGAAAGCCCCAGAATGAATTTAGCGGATCTACCAGTTCACCGAGTAAAACGAGTTGTCACAATAGAGGACGCCGACCTGCTTGTCGGCACGACAGTTCCAGATGTGGAACCAGACGACCACGGACCCGGTATTTGGATAGACGCCGACACTGAGGAACCCATCTTTGCCTGTTTCCCGATGGAAGACCAAGTAGACATTCTTAGAGCCGCCGTACTAAACATCAAATACGGCTCCACCCTAAGAGTGAAAACCGGGATCCGCAACGAGAGCAGAACATTCGGTATGGCTCCACGCAAAGTCCATCAGCGTAGAGAAAGTTGCCGCCCAACAAGCTTGGCTCACGAACAACCAAACGAACACGCGGCTCTAATCGCTTTCGCTACGGAGTTCGGTCGAATGCTCAAAGAGTTCGCCCCTGAAATCTATGAGAAAGACAAAGCCGATCTTGCCAACCAAGACCTATCGGACGAATGGCGTATGACCGACGACGCTATGTGGACATCGGGTGTAGTAAACAAATCCTCTACCCTGCCCTACCATCGCGACGCTTTCAACTTCAACACTTGGTCGGCTATGCCTACTATCCGTAGAGGAATGGCTGGCGGCTACCTACACTTCCCAGAATACAACTTCACCTATTCTGCTCGCGACGGTTGGGTCAGTTTCTTCCCCGGGTATAAGTATGTTCACGGTGTAACACCTATGAGCCCTAAAACTAAAGACGCTTACAGGTATTCCGTGGTCTACTACGCCCTACGAGGTATGAAAGACTGCTTTACCTACGCCGTAGAAACAGCCAAAGCGAAAGAAAGCCGAACTAATCGCGAGAACCTGATGGCTTACGAAGTCAAGAACGGTATCAAGAGGACACCCGGATCTTAATAACCAACAAGCTTGGTAGAAAGTAACTAATGGCTAAATACGTCGCACTACCCATACTTGTTGAACCAACCGTCGGCGGCTGGATAACCTACACGGCACACCTCGCCCAAGGGCTAATCAACGCTGGATACACGCCTATCATTATGCGGATTGGTAAACGGACAATACGAGGCACCAAATCATTCGCCGGGCAAATCCAATACATCAACACAACCCTCGAAGACGCCCTACATTACAGCAAGGGCATACCGACCATCGTCACAGCCGTAGACGGCAAGAACAGGCACAACCTACAACCATTCCTAGATAGAGGGGCATCTCTCGTCATACACGATCCTACGGAGTTTGACGCAAGCTTTATAGCCGAACTATCAGGGGCAGACATCATCACCATTAGGCGAACAATCAGCGACACCCTAGCGAAACTAGGGCTACCCAACCGATACACCCCCCACCCATACCATAGGGCAGACCCGGTCGAAACAGAGAAACAATACGGAGCAATAGCCCTATCAAGAATAGACTGGGATAAACGCACCGAAATAATCGTCAAAGCGAATACCCTACTCCCAGAAGACAAACAAATACTAATCTTCGGCAAACTAAACAGCCAATACGAATACCACAAACTAACCCCAATAGACCCGGGCTGGCGTAGAAACTATGCTGGCAACTGGTCACCCAAAGAGCCGCTATTCTACCCCGTCCTACTCGCAAGGAAAGCAACCCAAATAATAGACCTATCCATTATTCAGGGCGACGGAGGAGGAACACAATACAGTTTCCTAGAGGCATTCGACGCAGAAACACCCCTAACCGTACACGAACGCTGGCTAACAGGAAACCCAGAATACGACGAAATAGCCCAAGCTTGTACAGCCATCGCTAGCCCAGAAGAACTAGCAGAACAAATCCTCAACCCCCAAATACCAAATCCCGATCTTGTTCACGAAATCCTAGCAAACCACGAGGCAACCCTAATAGCCAAGCTTACGCTCCCCTAAACCTGATAGTATTTATCCCAGAAATAAGGATAACTATGGCTAAGACAATTTCACCAGAACAATACGACAAAGAGAACAAAGTCCTAGAACTTCGCCGATCCGGTGAAACTTGGGCGAGGATAGCAGAAGTCGTTGGATACGCTAACGCCTCGTCTGCCCAGAAAGCCTATGTCCGTGTCGTAAACCGGGTTCAGCGTGAACCAGTTGAGGCTATGCGGGATCTTGAATTAGATAGGCTCGATAGGCTCCAACGCTCTTTCTGGACTGAGGCTATTGTGAATAAGAACCAGAAGGCCGCTTTGGTGATACTCAAGATTATTGACCAGCGAGCCAAGCTTTACGGACTTTACGCTCCAACCAAGATACAGGCAGAGGTAATAAATTATGACGGACTCAGCGATCTGGACAGACAAATCGACGAAATCAAGCAACGAATTGGTGGACACCGTCCTAGCATCACGCTACCTGTGGAGAGAGGAACTAGCGAGGCAGGAACAGTTAGCACCGACTGATGATGATTGGGTAGTCTGGCTTTATCTCGCTGGGCGTGGTGCTGGTAAGACTAGGACGGCGGCTGAATGGCTAGTATCTGAGGCTATCCAGAAACCTAAAACCCGGTGGGCTATTGTTGCCCCAACATTCGGTGACGTGCGAGATACCTGTATCGAGGGTGAATCAGGTGTGCTGGCTGTGCTTAGACGCTATCAAATGCTCGAAGACTACAACAGGTCTATTGGCGAGATAGTGTTGAAGAACGGATCCCGGTTGAAAGGGTTCTCGGCAGATAAACCAGATCGCTTTAGAGGACCTCAACATCACGGAGCTTGGTGTGATGAGTTGGCGGCTTATCGCTATACCGACGCTTGGGACCAACTACAATTTGGGCTACGCTTGGGCGAACGCCCCCGGGTCATAGTCACGACCACCCCTCGCCCTGTATCCCTAATCCGTAATCTAGTCAATCGTAATGACGGCTCGGTAGTAATCACGCGAGGATCTACTTTCGATAATGCCAAGAACCTAGCCCCATCAGCCCTAGCAGACCTCAAGCTTCGATACGAAGGCACTCGATTAGGGCGTCAGGAACTCTACGGCGAGGTCATTGACGAGGTTGAGGGTGCTTTATGGACACTATCCCAGATAGACGCTACACGCGTCAAGGACACCCCTCCACTAATGCGTATCGTAGTAGCGATAGACCCGGCTGTAACATCGGGCGAGGACAGCGACGAAACAGGCATAGTCGTAGCAGGTATCACAAGCGACGGACAATACTACATTCTCGAAGACCTGACTATGCGTTCCAGCCCGGATAAGTGGGCTAGGACAGCAGTAGACGCCTACCGTAGATGGAGTGCGGATCGGATAGTTGGTGAAACCAATAATGGTGGCGATATGATAGAGGCTCTACTACGGCAGGTAGACCCAACCGTGTCATACAAGAAAGTCACGGCTACCCGAGGCAAGATGTTGCGAGCAGAACCAGTCGCGTCTATCTACGAACAGAGCAGAGCCCATCACGTCGGCTCGTTCCAAGCTTTAGAAGACCAGATGTGTAACTACACTCCCGAATCAGACTTCTCACCAGATCGGCTTGACGCTCTCGTATGGGCTATGACTGAACTGATGGAAGGTGCTAGTAGTATGATTGGTTTAGCGTCGCTAGCGAAGTTCTGTCCAAATTGCCGTATGCCGAGTATCAAGACTGCTACTGTATGTTCGCACTGCCATTCGCCTTTAGGAGATTGATGTTTGTAACTATTTGGGGTGAGGGTGGATACGATCCGTCAAAGCCGAATAACAACATTATTGAGCAATACGAGATACCTGACCCTGAACCTACACCGATGGAGTTGGCTCGCAAATCCGGGCTAGATAAACTCACCAAGCTTGGGCTAACCGAAGAAGAGATAAAGGCACTGATAGGCTGACCTAATGGGAATACTAGATAACATCGCTAAGAGAGTAGCCGAGCAGATTAGCAAAGCCGCCCCAGAGGCTACACCGATACCAAGTTGGCAGATGAACCAGCAACTAGGCTACGGTAATGCGACCGGGCTAGAACGCGACCCTCGCCTAGCAGGAGTACCATTCTCGCCGGGTAACCCAATTATCCCGGGTGCTATCAACCCTGTTCGTGATGACGGTAGAGCCGATCCTCGACGCTGGGAGTTCCAAGTTGCCCAGAACATCAACATCACCGAAACACGCCTAGTACCTTTCAAGACACTAAGAGTAGCGGCTGACCAGATAGACATTCTCCGTAGATGCGTCGAGGTATTGAAGTCAAAGATGTCAAGCTTGGATTGGGACATTGTTCTATCTAACGACGCTATCGAATCCATTATTACGGACAGCAACCTTTCACCGATTAGGGCTCAACAGGCGGCTAAAGAGAAATTCAACCCTGAGATAGCTCGGGCTAGAGAGTTTTGGCGTACCCCGGATCTCCAGAATGGCTTGACCTTTAGCGACTGGCTAAATATGGCTCTCGAAGACATACTCGTCCTAGACGCTTGGGCTGTGTGGCCTCAAATGAACGTCGGTGGCAAGCTTCACGGCTTTCAAATCTTAGACGGCTCAACTATCAAGCCCCTAATTGACGACAGAGGTATGCGACCTTTACCACCTAACCCGGCTTTCCAACAGATACTTTACGGTTTCCCAAGATCCGAATTCTCTGCGAGCATAGACAGCAAAGACGCTGACGGTGAGTTTACCTCCGATGACCTGTCTTACTTTATCCGTAATCGTAGAGCCAACAGTATCTACGGCTATTCACCTGTCGAACGCTCACTCGCATTAGCAGACCTATACCTACGCAGACAGCAATGGCTTAGAGCCGAATACACCGATGGTGTTACACCTGAGTTGATTATCAAGACTGACGCGACTTTCGGTGGAAACGCTGACCTACTCCGTGCCTACGAGAACATTCTCAACGACGACCTATCAGGGCAGACCGAACAGCGTAAGAGAGCAAGGATCTTGCCACAGGGCTTAGACCCGATACAGCTTGACGGCTATGGCGAGAAGTTCAAAGATGTTCTAGATAAATACATTGTCGAAAGTATCTGTGGACACTTCGGCGTAATGCCTAGCGAAATTGGTTTCTCACCAAACGGCGGCCTCGGAGGTGCTGGCTGGGAAGAGGGGCAGACTAAGAACAGCGAGGTAGTCGGTCTAATGCCTTTGGCTACTTGGGTTGGGCGTATGCTCACACATCTATCGCAAGTCTATTTAGGTATGCCACGCGAACTCGAATTCAAGTTCCAGCCGTCAGGCCACAACGACGACGCAGGACAGGCAAACGAACGCAACACCAAGATTAGCAACGGCACTATGACTCGCAACGAGGCAAGATCGATGGAGGGTCTACCCCTAATCGACAGCCCGGTAGCAGACCAAGCGACTATTGTTACAGGCACAGGTATCTTCGCCCTAACCGATGATGGCTTAGTAAATCTAGTTGAGGGTGGAACAACCGATAGCGTAGACGGCACTACCGAACAAGCCGCCCCTACTGAACCGGGATCCGAACCAGAAGAGCCTACTAAGGAAGAGCCTACGGATGAAACCGAAGAGCCAGAGGAAGAACCCAAGCTTGATGAAAGCAAGGAAGAGGCTAAGAAGTTTATACGGTTCCTACGCAAATCCCCTAGCAGACCATTCGAATTCCAGCACCTACCAGCAACTTTCGCTGATACCCTAAATAAGTTTGTTGCGATACAAGATTATGACGGGGCTAGATGGTATGCGGAGCGTTATCTGAAATGAGTTTTCACGATGAGGTCGATGCGGCTATACTCCGAACCTCAGCGAGAATAGCAGATCCTATCCGTGAGGCTATTAGGGCGAGCATAGACCCGGGCAAGATTATTGACGCTTTCTTACAGGACTTCCCACCCGGCTCTGAGGTGACGCCACAGCAAGCTAGGGATTGGGCTCAGATACACATTGTTCCAAATAACAGCAAGCTTGTAGACGCTCTCTCACGCGTGTATGCGACCGGGTGGCAGTTTGGGCAGGATTACGCCGTCACGACTATTGCTAGGGCTAAATTACAGAAGTCACCCGATCCGTCTATTGTCGTTGATTGGAGTAAGTGGAAACCGGGCGACAGCACGGCGGCTTTACTTGTTAGACCCAAAGGTGGATTAGCCCGGCTATTAGGGCGTAGAAACATAACTATCAACGGCATTAGCAACACGACCCTAAACCGTATCGGTACTGTTCTCGCTCGCGGTATCGAGGAGGGGGCTACGGCTCGTAGTATCGCATACGATCTTATGGAAGAGGGTATTCGCGACATCGCTGACGACCCGATTCGTGCTATGACTATCGCCAATACCGAGATGGCTAGGGCTGTATCTGTTGCGACCGTAGACGGCTATAAAGAGTATGGCGTAGAGAAGATGGAATGGCTATCCTTGGACCCCTGTGATGCTTGTGAGGGCAACAGCGAGGCGGGTCCTATTGCCGTGGGCGAAGAGTTTCCCTCGGGCGATACTGAGCCTCCTGCCCACCCTAACTGCCGTTGTACTGTTCTACCTGTTATACCCGGGCTGGAAGATGACGAGGGGATAGATTACGAGGATAAAGCCGCCAAGCTTGATAAGTTTGATGAGAACCAGCCGAGAGATGAGCACGGCAGATTTAGTAGCGACGGCGACTCTGGTGGCTCTACCGAAACATCTGGCAACACCAAAGATTACACAGACTTACACTCAACAGCCAGTAAATACCCTGACGACATTAGGGATAAGATGAGGGAAGCCAATCAGCGTGAATACGAAACTAGCAAGCTTGACGAAAATGACCCAGAGCGTATAGCGGCCTTAGCCCAGTATCGCGAGGCGTACGGTCAAAGCAAAACCGATTATCTTAAAAACGACGAGGGTTTCTTTGTTAGGAATGATGACGGTAGCCTCGTAATCGTAGAAACTGTTATTCAGCCAAGCCTAGATGGGCAATGGCGTAGAGATACCTTTGAAACCGTCGATAGTGAGGGCAAGCCGACAGACCCGGCGACGAGGGGCAACGGCACCGATGAAGAGCAACACAAGCTTCGTGACGAGTATGTTGTAAAGGATCCGCAGACTCTCGCTATGAACCGAGGTCTAAACGCTGGTCGTGATTCAACTAAGGCTGACCGTATAGATAAGTGGGTAAACGGCTCAACCCTCAAAACCGATCTTGTTCTATACCGTGGGGCCGCTATGCCCCAAAAGGTAGCCGACCAACTACAACCGGGGGCAAGTATAAACATTGGTGGTTATCAAAGCCACGCCTACGGCGAGAAAGAGGCAGAGTTCTATCTAAATACTCGTATGAACGCTAATCCTGATGCCGTGCCAGTAATGTTCGAGAATGTCGTTACAGCAGGAACCCACGCAGTAGACGCGTCTTACGGTGAGGTGGTAGTCCAGCGTGGCACTACACTAGAAGTTGTAGATAGAGAAATGCGTGACGGAACCCTATACGTCAAAGGAGTAATTCGTGGACAAGAGTAACGCAGAGAACCGGGTCATAGATGACGGCGAGATGTGGGAAATTATCGCCTCAACCAACAAGCTTGGCGAAGATAAACAAGATCCTAATAATGAGGGTGAGTAGTATTATTATCTATGGGGCTAACCTAATAGGCTGATTGAGGTATAAATTATGGCTTTACAACACATAAACACACTTGTCGGCACTACGCCTCGTATCCTATGTAAGATACCTGCTGGTGTTCAACAAACAGCGACACAAATTTACAACAATACAGGGGCAGTTATTCACATTGGCGACGCCTCGGTCGGCTCAACTGGTGCGACTATCGGTAATGCGATTGCCAACGGTGCCTCAGTACAAGTCTGGCTACAAGCAAACGACGAACTTTATGTTGTTTGTGCCTCGGCACCAGCCGGTTATGTTTCAGTAATCTATTCAGCATAAGGATCCTAAATGGCAAATAACTTCGCAAGTGGATACGCGTCCATCGTCAAGACCGATAAGAACGACGACGGCACACTAACCGTATACGGTAAAGCAACAGACTCATCTATCGACATTGACCAGCAAATCTGTGACGAAGCTTGGCTTAAGAACGCTATGCCTCAGTGGATGGTATCTGGTGGCAACATTCGCGAACAGCACTCTTCTATCGCGGCTGGTGTCGCAACCGAATACGAGGCTAAGGAAGATGGGCATTACATTACGGCTCTCGTCGTAGACCCGGTGAGCGTCAAGAAAGTTGAAACCGGGGTGCTCAAAGGTTTCTCTATCGGTATCCGTGGGCCGCGTGTCGTGCGTGACAATAAAGCCGCTGGTGGTCGTATTATCGACGGTCAGATTGTAGAGATTAGTTTGGTAGACCGCCCGGCTAACCCTAACGCGAAACTTATGTTGGCTAAGACGGCTGACTCTGGTGAGTTGGAGGCTGTAAAGCAGATTACTATTCCATCACCAAGCTTGTTAGCGGATCTTGCTAAAGGTAGCGAAGACCAGCCACGCGACGAGAATGGTCGTTTCGGTTCAGGAGGCGGATCCGGTTCAGATAAACCCGGGTCTAGTTCTGGCTCTAAAGATTTACAGGCGGCACACGAAGGTATTGCTAAGGTCGCTGAAAACTTGTCGTTCCATTTGACAGGTGGCACGGAAAGCGACGCCAGATTAGACGCTAGGGATAAAGTCCAAGAGGCTAAAGAAAGCATAGATAACGCGGCTAAATTATCTGGGGAGCCAGCGTTGAAAGAGATGCAGGACGGCGTAAATGCCCTTTATAGTGCTTTGTCTTTATTCCAAGACCACGCTGACCAAACTGGTTCTAGGGTTGCTGGCAATGTCGTAAGGTCTTTATCTAAAGACTTAGATAATTACGCGTCGCAGTATAAAGAAGCTTGGGACGCCAACAACAAATCTAGCGACCCGGATCTTGTTAAGTTTGACCCTAACCAAGAGCGTGACGAACACGGTCGTTTCGGTTCGGGAGGTGGCGACAGTTCACCAAAGGAAAGTGTTGGACCAGACACCCACCCGGATAACGAGAGTAATTTCAAAGGCATAACAGACGCTGTATCTGAAATCAAAGAGGCTCACGATGGCCTCAAGGCAGAGCACGGCAGAAGTATTGAGCAAGCCGTATCCAAGCTTGAAAATAGAGCCAATGACGCAATAGAGGCTGTCCGTAATGCCGACTCTTCATCTGGTAGGGCTAACGCATCAACGGCTATATCTTTGTTACAGCAGAGCGTAGGGCAGGTAGCGTCTAATGCCAGAAACATTGGCGGCCCTACCGACGATAATGCTAGCCGTATTGCTGAAGCTGGCGACAGGCTTATTGAACACTTATCGCAATTAACTTTCGATAAATCTAGCAACCCGAATCTTGTTAAGGGAAGTGAAGACCAACCTCGAGACGAGAATGGACGCTTTGCTTCTAGCGACGGTGGCGGATCTGATAGCGACTATAGAGCCGTATTTCCTGAATCACAGCCAATTAGTGCGACGGATCAGGCTCACCTTGACTCTAAGGTCGATGACATACAAGAGCAATTATCGAAACTAGGCGACTTTGAACTAGAATACGAAAACACGGGTGTAGTGGACGAACTAAATAATCTGGCCAGTTCTGCTTACGATTCAGTTATGAATAATGATTACGATAAGGCAATGGAGGCTATCAATCGCCTAGGCGAATTGGCTGACAACGAGCGTAGCAAGCTTGATAGCGGAACACCTGAGCGTAGTGCTTTTACAGAGATTGTGAATAGTGCCAGCAGTTTTGGTTTGAGGTACGGCGATGCGTCAGGCCAAGGTTTTAGAGCGGGTTGGACGAATAGTCGCGTGGGTCCTAAAGGTGCTGACGCGGATCTTGTAAAGTTCGACCCTGCCCAAGAACGCGATGAGCGTGGGCGGTTCGGATCCGGTGGGGGTGCCAGCAAAGACCCGGTGGAGCAACAGCGTTATCGCAATGTCGCCAACGGTCAAGTACGCAACGGAAATCGCTATGCCGAAAGAGCCGCCGAAGACATTAGAGGTCGAGTAGACCACCACATCGAAGACATACGCATTATTCGTGCCAACGAAACAGACCCGGATAAGCTTGGTCATTTAGACACAGCCATAGACCACCTTTCAGGTATTCACGATGTCGTATCTACGGCTGAATCGGCTAGGGCTATCGGTGATTACCAAGGGGCAAGATCGGCTATCGCTGACGTTCGCTCTTCCGTCGTAGCCGCTCAAAACGATTACCGAGCCGCTACTGGTCAGACATTAGGTAGGTTCAACTTCGGCAGTATCAAGGAGTTTGTAAATAACTATCAGAACGGCGTAGATACCTCACGCGAGGGTCAGCGTTGGTTGGATAGGAACAAATCGGCTGAGGCTGATAGTAAGGTAGGAACTATGGAAGAAACACAACAGCCAGAAACCGAGGTCACACAAGATCCCGGTGTAGAGCCAACAGACAAGCTTGAAGAAGTTGTTGAAACTACCGATGAAGTAGTAGACCCGACCGAAACGGCTAAGTCTATTGTTGCCTCTCTAATCAAGTTTGATAAAACACAATTCACTAACGCTATAAACGCCCTAAGCAACCTAATTGTCGTCGAGGCAAAGGAACAGAAAGAGGGTCACAGCGAGGTTGAAAGCATTGAGCAACTGCTCGAATCAGTAAAGCACCTGTATCTCTGGTATGACGGTGAAGTACGCGAGGGCGAAGTGCCTGACGCGACCGTTGAGGGCGACACCGACTTTATTGCCCTATCAGCAACTAAGGCAGACGGATCTTGCGAACACGACTGCCAAGCTTGTGCCAAGGGTGAGGGTTGCGAAGACCTAATGTGTAAATGTAGCACGGGTAAATCCGTGTCTTTAGATGTCGATGATGCGACTGTTGTTGCTATCATAGATAAAGCCGTAGCATCTGCTAAGGCATCGGTAGTTGATGAGATTGACTCGCTCAAGTCTGCGTTAGAGGCAGAGAGAGCAAAGGCAATACAACTCGAAGTCGAACTAGAAACGGCGAAGAAAGCAGTAGCCCCAGTTGGTCCTAAGAGGACTGCTGGTCAAACTGTGGACAACACCGCTCTGCTCCAAAAGGCCGCAGAGTATAACCAAAAAGCCAAAGCCACAAACGACACCTTACTTGCTAAGGGCTATCGTGAACTGGCAGAGGATCTTATCGAATCTTCAAAGAAAGAGGATTAACTATGGATGCTATCAAAGCCTCCGACCTATTCGCAGATGCTGATACCGCGAAGACGGCCGCTAAGCGTCACGAGGAATACCTCGACACGCTAAACAAATCTTTCAGCAACCCATCGACCGTTCCGGGTCAAGCTCCAACCGCGGATCCTAGTGCTCAGATTGAGGCATTAGTCGCGAACAAGAGCCTAAGCCCTGATGCTGTCGGTTCGCTAAACGCGGCTCTAGCCGCTCAGCGTCAGGCAACAGCAGACATCGTAAAGGACATTAGCCTAACTAGCCCTCTATCGACATCTTTCGCTGCGTTTGACCTTGAGGCTCCAGCCAAGCTTCTCACCCCACGCCCAACTCCTCTACGCAACAAGATCGCTAGAAAGAAAGGCGTTGGCACAAGCCACCGTGTAAAGCGTATTACTGGTTTCACTGGTACTGGTACTGGTGGTCAGGGACAAATCTGGCCTGGTATTACCGAAACTACAACCACCAACTTTGGTTCTATCGCTTTCGAGCGTGGTCCGAAGATTGCTTACACCGCAGATGACCTAGTAGTTCCTTACTTCTCATACAGCTTGAGCGACAGCGTTTCATTCGACGCTAACTTCTCAGGTCAGGGATACCAGGATCTTCGTCAGTTGTCTTCAACTTCAACTCTCTACGCAACTATGTTGATGGAAGAAAGAATGATGTTGATGTCACGCGGTACCGCGTCTGGTCTATCTGGTGCTCTATCTGCTCCAACCGTAACTCTTTCTCAGAGTGCCGCTGGTTCAGGTGAAACCGGGTTGGCTAACACAACCTACTATGTCTATGTAACTGCTGACGCTGGTGCGTTCGGTGAATCTGTTTCATCAACCGTACAGAGCATCACTATTACTGGTACTCAGGTTCTAAACATCGCTGTATCTAACGTATCTGGTGCTCTTGGTTACAAGGTATACATCGGTACTACAACTGGTCAGGCTAACGCCAAGTTCCAAGGTCGTTTCACTTCCCTAAACGGTCGTGTTCTAGGATCCGGTTCGACTACAAACGACAACATCGTTTACTCAACCACTTCTACCACTACTGCTCCGACCGTAGACAGCTCTGCTTACGCAACTGGATACGACGGTATCATTCCGCAGATTATCAACAACGGTGGTGTTGTGAACAAGATTAACTCTCAGTTCTCAACATCTAACCCGGGTGCCGAGTTCCAGACTGTATTTGCTACAATGTGGGACAACGTCAAGGGTGACCCAGACGAGATCCTGTTGAATGGTGGCGACCGTAAGCAGTTGAGCGACGCTATCAAGAACGGCTCTACCGCTAACTACCGTCTAAACCTAACTCAGAACGATGTAGGTGGATACGTTGGTGGTGCTGTTATCTCTGCCCTAAACAACGAGATTACAGGCAAGCTTGTAGACCTAACCGTTCACCCTTGGCTACCACAGGGTGT